TCTCCAGCAATTGTGTGGGGAACTAATCCTTCAACTGGTAATTTCTTTGTTGGTACTAAATCAGTATTCAATAAAGTTAAAATAATGATTAATGAATCTCATCAAGATATTGATAAGAATCATGGTCATATTAAGAAGGTAGCAAACATTTTACATGCTTGCTTTGATGAACTACCAAGAACAAATTACATCTATCAAGGTGATTTTGTAGGATTTGGTGGTGATAATGTATATCAACCTAACACAATTGCATATAGTTTTGCTGATACAATTGATCAGAAACTTATCATTACACCACATACAAGATATACTTGTGTAGGTGATTTAAGAAATGCAATTTCATATCAATTAGATTACATTTCTTTCTTACAAGATTGTACTGAAATTGATAGTGATGAGGATATATTCTGGTTATCACCTTATGTTGATTGTGATGAAGATTTGAGTGATATTGTATCATTATGTGATTATGCTCAAGTTATATCAGGTGCAGCAAATTACATGGATAAAACTGCTGCTAAGAAGGTAATTATCAGTCTTAATAGTATTATAGCAAGTGGTTTAAAAGTTGATGATTTAACATTAATCGCACTTGCTGATTATCATCATGTAGATATAAATGTGCTTAGATTATGGAAATTAGTCCAGTCAATCAAGCATGAGTTTATGTTACATATTGCCACATATAATGAGGTAGAATGTTATATTAATGGTGAACAAGTTGGGCATGAAGGTTATGTTATGTCCAATGATTATGGAACATTTAAACTCATCTACAGGGAGGTATTTAGCAATGCAAATTTTAATAGAGTGAGGGCATAAATGTCCTCTCTAAGGTATCTAAATGCCTCTCTAATTGTCCTCTAATTGTTATTACTATGTCATCATCAAAAGTGTTAAAAGAACTCACACAATTAAAGAAAGAATATGTTGATCAATTCTTTCAATTTACACCAGCACAGAGAGATAGATATGCAGAGTTATTAAATAAAAGAAGGGAAATTGTGAAAAATTATTATAAGAATGATCTTGTATTTAAACCCAATTCATCAACTAAATCCACT